ATAATAAATACTTCAGAACATAAAAAAACCCCAATAAAGGGGTTTTAATTATCCATATTTTTCCACTTATCAAATTTATACATAATTACTTTTGGTTATTTTTATTGTTATTCCTGTGGTATCTGAAGAAATTTCATATTTATTAAATCTATTATCGTTAATGAATCCATAATTTTTAAATTTAAAAATAATAACATCTTTATTTTCAAAATAACAATGAATTGCGTTTGTTGCGTAATCAATATGTGGGTGTATTAATAATCCTTGTTTCCATAATTCTTTAAAATCATCTTCGAATTCTTCGGGTGTTATATGAATGTACATTAATTAATTTTTTTAACTTATTTTGCCATTGAATATAATTTAGCCAATTTCCTGATAACAAAATCAGCCTTCTTAGCATTATAATTTATTTCCGCTGAATAGAAATCTTTATTATTGTCATATTTAAATATTTTACTAGCAGCCTTTTTTAAAAACATAAGTTCTTCCTTACGATTAAACATTTCGGCTAATTCAACCGGCATACCTTGTAATATTCTTTCAGACATAAATTCAATCATTTCATTTTGTAATTTTTCCCTAATATTTGTTAAAAAGATATCCACAATTTCTTTATCACTAAGTAACTCAAAAGCCTCAAAAGCCCGTTTACCTTTAATTTTATATAATTCTTTTATAATATTAATATAATTAAATAAATCATTATAGAAACTTTCATATGTCATATTCTTAATTTCATTTAATTGGGAATAAGTTTCATTATTTTTTAAGAATGATAAAAAATTTTGTTTTGTTATTCCCTTAGTTTGAATTAAAGCAGCCAACTCACTTGGTCTCACCAATGTTTCAGTAACCGACATAAAATATAATGAAAAACAAAAATTACTTATAGGAATTATACCCCAACCAATATATTGTTTATGGACATTATATTTAGATAAACTAGGTAGGCTTTCAGTTTTTTTCTTTGTATTATCATAAACATGCTTTAATTCATGTGTTATATTTGAAATAATATTAGATTTGCTAACAAAAAATATTTTATTAATGTTATTTCTAATATCTTTATCCGATATTGAGGGACTTTCGTTATCACCAGGACAAACAAAATTAAATGTTATTTTTATAACATCATCTTGCTTATTAGCAAACTTACCAACACCAATAGAAGTAATAGTTGATTCCGCTGACATACCTATTAAATCAACTTCATCGGCTTTTGGGTGTGGTTTAACTATGATGAGATACATAACCTTGTTATATATCTCATCACCTATTTTAAATGTATCTACAATGATATTAGGTTTATTCCCCTCCATTGAAATATCTTCGTCATCATTTATAATATAGGTAAATTTACCTGAAACTATTTTATTATATATTTTACTAGCAACTTCCACTATACCCGATGGAACTCCAAGTGCTTCATTTAACGTGTCTATCAACTTCATACAATATAAATACTTCAGAACATAAAAAAACCCCAATGAAGGGGTTTTAATTCTATCTATATTTTTCCATTTGTTTTCTTATCTTTTCTGCCATATCATAATTCTCACTATCAATCGCTTGTTTAAGATATGCTTCACATTCGGTTTCAGTTAATAATATAATCGGTTTCCCATCAATCTTATCACCTGAATTAGGTGGTTCAACACCATCATCATTAACTTTAGCAACGAAACCAGGTTTCTTCCCCATAGTGGATTCACATTCCTTAAAATTTCTACGCCATAACGCTGATTTATTAGTATCAACTACATTCCAATTATATTTATTAACGTAATCATCACCTAAATCAAGAAAAACATTATCAACAGTCCATCCCTTAACTTTAGCGAATTTCTTACCATTGTTATTCAATCTATGGGTAATGGTAAAATCATTGACAATAATTAAATCATCAACCTCCCAATCCTTAAATTCTAATTTTCTTAAATGGTTTTTTAACATAACAATTACACAAATTAAGGTAATAAAACCAATAGCAATTAAACCGACAATTAAATATCCACTCATAATTTTTATTTTTTAAACTACAAATATAATATAAAAAAATTAATAACCAAATTATTTTTAATTGTTATTCGTGTTCATCCTCATCCCATTCTTCATCAGGTAAATCCATTTCCATTTTTATTAATTTAAGTTAAAACTACTTTTATCTGAGTATCGTTATGAATAATAAAAATCTCTAATTTCAGTTTTTACGATAATTAGTCTATTACCCAATTCAGGGTTGATTTTGATAATCCTCTCCCTTTCTTTGTTAAGAGTTTCTTCACTATTAGACCACTTTTCAAACTCATATAATCTTGTTCCGTCAAGTAATACAAAATTATATACACCCGTTTTTGACTTATTGAAGTCACTGACTAATGATATTTTTTTCATAAATTGATTTTTACTATTCATAACAACAAATATAAGAAATAAATTTTGAAATAAAAAATTTTAAAGGAAAAAATTACTTCTCATATTTGCGGACGTTATGTGTAAGTGTTCCCGTTCTTCGTTCTAATCAAGATTTCGGTTGAAAATTTTAAAAGAAAAATCCCACCCACTTTTATTTCATTAAAATGATTTGATATTTCATATCTGATACATATTCCAACATAGATTTCTCACCTTGTTTTTTGAATCTTAAAATATGTTTTTGAACATCAAATGGTTTTAATTCTGGTAACTCATCTATCTCTCCCATAACGTATTTATGTGTTTGTGGATAGTTTAACGCAAATATTCTATAACCATTTGAATCAATTATTTCAACATCTTTACTTTTACCACCCCATAGTTCAAGTTCATCTGTGTATTTTTGTAAATCATTTTCATATATTGCCCAACATTGAATACCATTATAAGGTAGTTTATTAATAGTTCCAGTATTATCAAAATTTTTAGTTCTAACAAATATTATATCATTTTTCTGAACATTCTCATTCAAAAATTCTCGTATCGTTGTTTTAATAAACTTTCTCAAATCTTTCATAGTTTTTTATTTATATATAAATATTAAGATTTAATAATCTAACCATTAGACAATCTTACTCATTATTAACCCTGTATATTTCACCATACACCTTATTAAAAATCATATCAACATCATCCTTATATTTAGGATCTTCATTTAGAATCTTACTCATTTCATCATACATCTTATATCCAAATTTTAAATCCCTTAAATAAGTCATACAATACGACCCATTTGGATCTTGACTACAATTTAAAGGGGAACAACACCCCTCCTCACCACATCCCGAACATATCGGACAATAAGGACTTTCATCCGATTCAACCATCTTAACTGGTGGATGATAATTTTTTTTAAGGAAGTTTTTAAACACAAGAATATGCTCGGCACATTGTTTGTTATTCTCAAACTCAATAAATAATTCATCCCAATCTTTATTTTCCATTTTCAAATTGCTGATTAATTTTACCTAAAAAATACATATGAGTTAATATCTTTGACATATCATCCATATTACCATTATAGAATAATTCTTCCGCTAACATATGGATTGTTTCCATCTCTAAATCAATTAAATGGGTTTGTCCATCAAAAGAATTATAAATTTCCCAATATCTTTTCGCAATTGTTTCTATGTTATTTTCCATACATTTTATCGTAGTAATCATATCCGTGTTGAAATAAATCTCTATCTTCATATCCTGAGTAAAAAGCGTCTGCTATCTGCTCCCTCCCCATTTCTTTGGCTTGTTCGATTAGTTCATACATAATACCATGCACACCTATTGTTTGTTCGAGTTTGATAAACTCCGATTCCAACCAATCCACCGATGTTTGTTTTCATATTATATAGTTAAAAATATCGCCAATGTAATAACCGCAACAAAATATAAAATTAACATAAATGTCGCCATTTTTTCTTTATTTATTTTCATATAACAAATATATATAAATGTTTTTAATTAATCAAATTTATTATTAATCACAGAAATCCCAACAATAATTAGTGTTGGAAGTTTCAAAAACATCTTTAATTTCTGCAACATCATCACCACATCCACCCATAGGTATTCTATCTATAACATCATATTCTTCCCAATCAATCGGTGTTCTCGCAACTGTCCATCTATCATTTCCTTCACAACTTTTATATTGTATTTCCCAATAATTGTATTCTATTTCTTCCATATTTTAATCACTTCCAGTTAGAAAATTTACCATACTGATTGCTCTGTAAATTTCAGCATATTTAATAGCAACAAAATTTGGGACTCCGCCCTGTGTAAATGTTGATTCAAATTCAGATATCAACACTTTTGCTTTTACAAAATTGTCATTATCAATTTCATTGAAAATTTTTTCTAACGATGAATCCATTTTTTTACCGTGTTGTACCCAATATAAGGAACGAATTTCTATATACCCCGGTATTAGTTTCTTTATCCAATTCATTACTAATTTATTATTGTGTTTTTATATTCTTCAAAAGTAAGTATAGAATATTTATCTTCCATAATTTTTTTATTTTTTTCAAAAGTCCCATCTTCTTTCATCATCTTTACTATTTGAGTTTCACCCATTCTACCCAAAAATTCATCTCTCATTGTTTTTAATGATTCAAGTTCATTTATTCCCATATATTTATCATCTGGTGTTAAATCGTGGGTTTGTTTTAACCAAACCAAATATTCTTCATATAATTTATCCCCCATAATTATTCTTCCCAATGTCTTGTATCGTATTGTCTAAAATCAAAATTAATGTTGAATATAGAAAAAGTTAATTCTATACCACGATGATCACATCTCCTTGTAAAATCTAAATTTAATTTCAATAAGTATAAATCTAAACATATGTGGAAATATCTATTATCCGTAAATGACTCAATAGTAAAACTCAATCCGTTAAAATACATCTGACATAAGTAAAATTGTATTTCAAGAATTTTAAACTCACTAAGTTTAAATATTTTTAAAAAAAAGTTCTCAATCATATTATTTTACCCCCATACTAACATACCAACAACCAAATTGGGAATCATATTCAATTTTGGCTATATACTTATCACTATAATATTTACCATTAGAGTATTTAGTATAACCAATTTTATATAAACTTTGTTCATAATCACTAAAAGTAACATTTTTTAATGTATAAACATAAGCGGCACAAATATTATTCTTTGTGAAATAATATACCTTATATTCGGTTGATGTTGTTGCGGATAAGTAATAATCACCATCATTGTCATACCCTTCACTAATAATATAACCCTTTCTATCCATTTCACCTTTAATATCTCTAAAAGAATAACCCACAAAGTTCTGTGATTGAGCCGATAATCCAATTACCAACATCAAAAATAATAATAGTTTTTTCATAATTTTTTTGTAGTCAGGACAGGATTCGAACCTGTATTTATACCACCATACAACTTACTGATTTTACAGGCGAGTCTGCATAACTCTCGTTGAATGTGCGTTACCAATTCCGCCACCTGACTATCATTACACTAACATTAATAGTACTGCCACAATTAAACCAAACATACCTCCAATTAAGATTGCTTGTTTTAGCCTTACTTTTTCTTCATTCCATGTTTTTCCTAAGTTATTTTTCATAATTTTATTTTTTAGTAGTCAGGACAGGATTCGAACCTGTAAATAAACACTTAGTAAGACCCTAAACCAGATCTGAGGATTTTTATTGTTCTAGTGGGTAAAATCCGTTAGGCTTTTAATTAGGGGTACTTGTTTATTACATCACTCAGTTAATTGCGTCTACCAATTCCGCCACCTGACTATGTAACACCCCTATACTCTTACCATTTTTGAGTAGGTTTTACCCATTTTACTCATAATGTTTTTAACCTCAATCCCATCCTGATCAATTATAGTTTTTACAATATTACGTAAATCCAACCACTTCATACCATTATACTCCTCATACACTTCTAATTGTAATTTAGAATAATCTGTTAATACACCATCACATTTACCCAACAAATACCTAAAGTTAGCCCCCTGCATTACCAATGAACCCTTAGATACCCCAATGTAATCAGCCAACCCTTGTTCATCTTTTAAGTAAATACCGGCTAAACCATATTTAACCCAGTAAAATGTTAAGATTAAATCATCTTTACTCCAATTGTGTAATTTTAATGTTTTTGTCCTGTTTCCCATATACCTTTTATTTGATGTCACAAATATACCACATAAAAATTAATATCCAAATTTTTTTTAAAATATTTTTTTGTGGTTTCAGCAAGAATCAAACTATGAAACCCTTTAATTAAATTTCACCATCCCAATTATTAGGGATACCATTTTTTAAATCACCAATTGCGGGTTTAAAAGAATCTACTAACATCAACTCAGGTAAAGTAACTTCAATATAGTTATTATCATTTTCAGGTATATAGGTTATACTACCACCTGACATCATCATATTACCTAAAGGTATTTCATTACAAGGGTTTATATTTGTTATTAATCCACCTTGAGTGAATGATCGAATCGGTGTTAGGGTTGGGTTTCTTCCTATTGGTTGTAATTGATTAACCCTATCCCCTTCAAGTTTTTGTTTTGCCTTATAAATAGTTAATTTTGATGGTCTACCTTTGCTATCAGACCCAAAACTATTATAGTTAGTAAAACTCGCGTAAGGGTGATTTGATATCCATATAGTTGTATCACCCAATTTAGCGGTATGTTCTTCAATATTAGTAAATGAATATTCGTTCATCAACCTATTTAACTCCTTATTCCAAGTTTTACAATATCTTTCATTCATTAACCAATATCTTGGATTAATCATTATCTTTATTTGAATAAATAAATCTTTAGTCCAATTTAAATCTATTTTTATTGTTTCTTTCATATGGTAAAGATAATAAATTTAATTCAATATTTCAACATCTTTTTTTAGTAAATTTTTTTCGTAGTCTAATAATTCCTGAGCCTTAAAATAAACATCAGCAACATCAATCGTTTTATTTGAGTTTTGTTCAATAATCCACGACATAAGGATTTCTAAAGGTGTTTCCATATTTTAATAATAATAATTTTATAAATGAAATTAAATAAAAAAAGGGTTAGTAATTACTAACCCTTTTTAAAACATTTTTGATGGGTTGTTTATCCACCCATAGTATTTGACTTTTTCTTACAATTGTCAAAATGCCATCTATAAGCATTTGTTGGTTGAGCCATCATACCACAATGAGGACATTCAATTTTATTTTTAGGTCTTTTATATCCTTCAGTATTTAATCTCGGCTTCCTCATTTTTTCTTTAGCTTCTTCAGTATGTTTTTGTCCTGTAATAGTTTTAGATAGTTTTTGTTTAGATTCTTCAGTCCAAACACGTCCTGGTTTTCCTTTCTTGTTTAAAGATAATTGAAAACTTCTAATTTTTTCTTTTGTTTCTTCTTTAACAATAATACCAGTTCCACCATCACCACCATCCGTTTGATTTGATAAACAACCAAGATTTTTGTCATGCCTACCATATAAACATATAAGTTCTTTTTCTTTTATACAAGCTTCTTCCCAAGTCATATCATCCATAATAATATCAACCTTATAATCAGTAATTTTAACTATATTTGACCAATGATTATTTCTATGTTTTTTACTATGGGCACGAGGATAAGTTCCTTGATGTGAGTTATCCCCAATACCAATATAAAAAGGTTCGTTCTTGTCTAACCTTATATGTCTATATATGTAAGCCATAACTAATTGGTTAATCGCTTTTTAAACACTCGGTGGATTGTTTCTTTTAGCAATAATTGTTTCAACTGAATCATCCTCCTCATCAACTTTAGCGATTAACATCTTATCTCTATCTTCTGAATTGAACCAGTAATCAACTACTTTGTTTAAATTACCGACAAATGCCCCTAATAAAATAAGTAACATTTCTTTCCAAGATTCATTGATTAAAACACCCAAAAATACCGCTGAGTTAATTCCTGCAATAATAAAAAAGAATAAGAATAATACTATTAAAGTAATTCTCCATCTGTTATTTTGCATACCTTGAAGCATGTAGTAGAATCTGTTCTTGTCATCCACTTTAACGTAATTAGATTTTCCCAAACCTAAAAACTTCTTAATTTTGTTTTCTTTTTGTTCCATAACTTTTTCTGTTGGTTGAGCCAAAGGCTCTTGTTCTTTATTGTTTTTCATACCAATAAATAGTTAATTATTTAATATTGGTTTATATCAATACCAAATTTTGTTTTGAACTCATCAGGTGTGATTTGTTTACTTTCAGGATTACTTGTATTGGTATATAACATAATACTTACCCATTTACCTGTTGATAACGATTTAACACCTTTAACACAATACGTAGGAACGTGTAAACTTTTTTCTGGTTTATTACAACCTGAGAAATCATTGAAACAAAATACCAATAAACTATCAGTTTGTGACATTGCTCTGATTATTGTTTCTTGTTGTTTCCAAATACCTCTATTTAGTTCTTTTGTTTGTGGAACACAATTGTAATATCTGAATGTTAATTCATCATACATACAATTATTAGCGAAATCCTCAGCGTTAGCCAAATGTCCTTTATCATACCCTGATTTAAGATATTCAGCGTCGGTTTGACAAGAAATTGGTAAATCATTCTTAAATCTGAAACCTGCTCTTGAACAATCCCCACCACCTTTATATAACTTATAAGTTAAAATAATAGGGTTTTTGTGTGATTTGCTAAAATAACTGGTGTAATTTGACATATAAATTGTAGTGTCAATTTTGTTTGCTTGCCCGAATACCATCAAGGGTAGCATAAATAATAATGTGATTAGTTTTTTCATAACCATAAATAGTCAAAAAAAAAGTCCCATTACTGAGACTTTTTATTAAATTGTTTTTTTATGTATTTTTGACGCCAAAATTCCAAATACCATTCAGAATAAAAGAAGTTTTTCCATTTAAAATGTTTATCCACATCTTCAATAAACTCCTTCAAATAATCCCTTAACTCCTCAATTTCTTCATCAGAATGGTTTTTAGCCTCAAATATTGTTTCTTTATACGTTATTTTACCATCAACAAACCCATCAAATATTGTCCCTGAATGGTTTTGTGAATAAAAAGTCTTTACCTCTTTAAGAACCCCATCAATCCCTTTTAATTTAATCGAACCATAACTCACATAATATGAAGGGAAATCACAGATTTCAAACAATTGTTCATCCTTTAAACTTTGTGTCGGTAACTTATATTTCATATCTAATGCAACCCAAAAGGTATACCAGATACTATTACTCCATCTTGAATATGCCATATCTATAAATATTATGATTTTAATCTTTCTTCGTGATGATCTGAAGGTAATGATAACTTACCAACTTCTTTACCACCCAACAATTTTAACACCTCTTCTATTGAAATTGGATTCATATTATTTCCATCCATACCTACATCCATATATCTACCCCTATTAGTATTAGACATTCTTACTTCAGGACCTAAATGACAATGCCCATGCAAATGTATCACACCATTATTCATATTCTTCCAAGAACTAATCGGATAATGAGATAACTCAAATGTATGAACAATCTTAGAATCTTTTTTACTTTCCTTATTCATTTCAACGTGAAGGGTTAAGATATCATTTACTGACTTGAAGAAGTTTCTTACACCCCCTTTATTACGTTCTATGTGGTGATCATGATTTCCAAGAATTAAATATATATTTTTACAAATAATTCTATTACGGAAAATCTCAATGTTTTCAAACCCACCAAATGAAAAATCACCCAAGTGAATTAATATATCATCTTCACCCACCAAATGATTTAAACTCGCAACAATATTATCGTTCATTTGTTCAAGTGTGTTAAATGAACGTGTTTGATTTACTGGTATTTCACCATCAATAGTTCTCCAATTAGTTACACCACGACAAATATTTTTGTGATTGTAGTGAGTATCAGAAGTGTAGAATAATTTTTGTCCTTTTTCTAACTTTATTTTTATTTCCATATAAAACCCTTTCTTTTAATATAAAATCCAATAATCACGTCCGCTCATATTTGGACCATCCAACCCATCATCATACTCAACCCTTATATTCCAACCGGATTTCTTATATCGTTTATCTAATTCAGTTCTCATTCTATCGGGTCTCATATCAGGTGTCATTTCAACACCTTCCAACTTATAATTGAAATTTACATAACCCAACTCAATATAAATGATTTTTTCACCATATTGACAAGTTTTAAGGATTTTTTCATCAATTATCTTTTCAACAATAGAAATAGCCTTTAACTCCTGTTCTGTTAAAGGTTTTAACTTATGTTCTTTTTGGATTTTTAATATTTCTTCTTTTTTAACAGCCATAACTTTAATTTAAAAAATAACTAATTAAAAATATGATAAATAGACTTATTAATAACAAAACAATTGGTATCCATAATGGGGAAAATATCCACCACCAACTCCAAGTGGCTACAATTCCCCAACCACCCAATTTAAGGGTTAAAAATATTAGAAATATGAGTGTTCCTAACCCTATCCCTGAACTTGTTGTTTTTTCTGACATAACTTTTAATAATTAGTAATTGAATCAATTGGTGTCAATTCTGTATGGAATGGTGTCACCTCACCATTTTCTATAATTTGTGTAATAGCAACACCGTGAGATGTTTCACAATACATAAATCTTTTACCATCGGAAATGGTTATAATTGATATACCTCGTGGTGTGTTTGAGTAACCACATAATTTATCAATTTTAATTTGTTTGGTATCTACTACAACACCACTAACAACCTGATTTTGGTTATTACAACCGGTTAATCCTACAAGAACTAACCCTATAATTAATATTTTTTTAATTTTAATCTTATCCATAATTTATTTTGTTTGTAGTCAGGACAGGATTCGAACCTGCTTTATAATAAAGGGTCTCATGACAGTTATTTCTAACCTACATTGCTGTAGCATGGATTGAGTAGCCCCTAATCTATTCTCTTTTATATTACAATGGCAAACCAACTAACCACCTGACTATTTGTTTAATTTTTTTGATTAATTTTAAATCCTTCCCAATGTGCTTTAACCCTTTTATCCATTTCGTTTGATTTAATGAAATGATTACCTGTTTTTGGTGATGTCATATAATAACCATCACTATTCTTCCTGATTTGAACATCTGAATTACCTTCCATTGTATCAATTAATTCGGTATTACTAAAAATCCAAAGTCTTGTTGTTGATTTATTCATGCCACAAATATAATTGTTCTTTTTTTAATTTCCAAATATTTATTTATATGATATCAATTATTTTTATAATATTAGCGGGAATACTTAACGCATCTATGGATGTTATTACCTATAAATGGGATAAATCAATCTTTAAGAAAAAATTAAACAAATTCTCCCAATTTTTCAACCCAAAAATATCTTGGACTAATAAATATAAAAATGGTGTTGCCGCTCTTGGTGAAAAGTTCCCATTTTCTAAAACAATTTTTGTTTTTCTTACCGATTGGTGGCATTTAGCAAAAACCCTTATGATTATTTGTTTTACCTTAGCAATCGTATTTTACTCACCAATATTAGGTATAATAGACTTTTTATTATTTTACATAATATTCAGTATGACATTTGAAATATTTTTTTCTTGGGTGTTTACCAATTAAAGTTTTTTATCATCCCAATCTTTAGGTACCCCATTAGTGTAATCCTTATTTTCTTTACGTATTTATGTGAAATAATTAACAAAATCATCCATATCATACCACCCACTATTTTCTTCCATAATAGCATCTAAATCAACAAGGTTTGACAGGTATTTTCTATCTGTAATTTGTGAGAAATAACTTCCACATAGTTGTTCCGTAAATTTAATAAAATCTTCTTTTTTCATTTTATTTTTTTTCCACTTCTTTTACGTCATAAATCCCAATAAAATTATCAACCGGTAAGTCCTTTATTTTAGCAAAGAACTCAATTGCTTCTTGTAGTGATTTCGGAACTTCTGACATTCCAACTACTTCATTACTACCTTTGTTTGTGAATACAAATCTTTTTTTCATATTATTTACAATTTAAATTTTCAAAAATATACCATTTTACCTTATTATCAGGACAGGTTGGTGCAATAATACCTGAATATGATTGATGAAAACCCTTTTCAATTGATTAATCACCTATAAATGTTATTATACCAATAATACTTAAAACAAATACTAATATTAACATAAAACTAAATATTACGTTTAATACCACAATTGAGTTAATAATTATCTTTTTCATACGATAATAGTATTAAATTATTTTAAATAATACAATACGGTTAATGAATTTTTTTTACATTTATACCACAAATATAAAAAAAATACCCGACTAAACAAATAATCGGGTATAATTTTTTTATTTAAATGATATTGGAATTGATTTAATATCCGAAATCGTAATGTTTTTAAGGGGTAATGTTCCGTGTGCAATTGGTGCAAACACACCTTGTTGGTGTAAAAATTGAAAATAATAATAAAGATATTGGGGTATGAAAATATCAGTTCTAATTACTTTAACACCAATGTTTTCTTCATAAAATTCTTTTAAAGGAGTTCCCACATTGTCTATACTACCTTTTCTTTGTAACCAAAAATCCGCATCAGGGAAGTTGGTTTTGAATTTGCATACATCACCTATTGTCATGTTACAAATATATGTATTATTTTTAATTAAACAATATCTTTACTCTCAATTAATGTATAAGTAAATGATGAACCGTGAATTTTAGCGGCTTCTTTACAAATTAACATAAACGCATCAAAATCAGCAGATTTTTTAAATACTTGGCATCCTTCACTCCAATTTTCCACATATGTTGAATCAGCACCTGCTTTATGGATATTAATACCAAAAACACCTTCCTGAATAACATCTGTATCGTATTGCATATCTTTATCTTTATCACGATATACTTTCACATTTTTTTGTTGTTTTAACGCTTCATATTTACCTTGATGTAATCCTATCGTGTGTGATCCTCTGTATTGACCCGGAACAAGTCTTGCTACACCAGCATCGTTATGAAACTCCATAACACCTTTTTTACCTGGGTCTGTTGTTGCTTGCCATTCTTTATATACCCATACACCATTTACTTTGTACGACACACTTAAAGTGTCATCAAATAGGTTGGTAACTTTATCACCTGTCGCTGAATTTCTAACACCTACGATATTTAAATCATAATCTTTAGCACCTTCAAACCAAACATAACCTTTGGCTTTAATGGCTTTTTCAATTTTTTCTTTACTGTAACTCATATTTAATTTGTTTATTGATTTTATTTATCCATAAATAGGTTATGTTTTTATTTTGGATAATATTTATATAATATGAAATTAAACGATATATTTGAAATATTATTAATTGAGTCAAAAACCGATGATATTATTAAAAATAAAATAAAAGAGATGATATCTTTTGGGTTAGATGAAGATGAATTAGATTTAACAAATTTTGTTACTAATTATGGTGAGAAATACGTTAAATCAATTAAAAACCCACATAAATCATTAAATAAGTTTTTCAATTATACAAAAAAATTATGATAATAAAGCATAATATTCTTTGAAGTGTTTAAGACGATCTTGCAATCCAATTGTGCCGCCATTTACTCTTTTTGTAACAGCTGTAACAGTCACCTCATCAGCACCTTTATCACATATTTCCCATAATTTGTTTGAATTAAAGAAATATGCTGCTGAAGCCAATGGATATTTAGTTGCTACTAAATCTGGGTTAGTAATACAATCCTCACCAATGAACTTTGTAAATCCTTGATAGTTGGCTTTTCCTGTAAGTTGAATGTACCCTCGGCCTCTGAACTTATATCCTTCACCTGAAGTTTCATCACCATTACCCATTCTTGAAGCATATACCTTAGAAGCGATTTTCTGTGGGTTTTTTGCATAACCTTCAGCCAATGTTCCCGGAAAATACTTAGGGAATATCTTTTTTAAACCATCAGCAGAATAGTTTAAGTTTTCTTGTGTCGATTTAAATCCACCACTTTCGTGTCCGCATTGAGCTAAGAAATGAGCCAATCTTAAATTGTTTGTAATATTAAACTTAGCTGCAGTATCAGGGATTTGAGTTAATACTGAATCAGGCACATGTCCTTTTAATTTATCCAATTTAAAACCTGAAGCTGGAATTGCAGTTGTTGTAAGTACAGGTGCTGCCACTTCACCGAACATTGCTTTCCAAGTTCCATCACCAACAATACCATCAGCACTTAAATTATTCTTTGATTGCCATTCTTTAACAAGTTTTTCTGTTCCTGCACCGAAAATACCATCAGCCGCAGTTCCTAATTTTGTTTGGAGTTTTTTTACATCTTCCCCAATAGATCCTACTTTTAATATCATAATTAATTTGTTTATTGATTTTATTTATCCATAAATAGGTTATGTTTTTATTTTGGATAATATTTATATAATATGAGTTTAAGAACATTGATTGAAAGTATATTACTTGAAGGTGAAATTGATAACATCATCAAGAATAAAAAAGAAAAGTTAAGTAAAGGTAATTTGGGGAGTAATCCGAATTTCTCAAAAGAATTTGATTATTACACTAAGGAGTTTATTAAAAATATTCCAACACCGAAAAAATACATATCAAAGTTTTTTGATTTGGTTGAAGAGTATTATAATTACGGTGGAATTGGGTTAGGTGATGCTTTTGAAGGTATATATTACAACTTCAATAAATGGATGTTATATAAATCAAAAAATCTAATCACTAAAGATATATTGGCTCAAGACGCAACCTCGTTATTTGATATCATAGATGAAACTGAGGAAAATCAGAGAATAAAAGAGGCTGAAAAAGAAATAGATAAAATATATGATACTGATAGATGGTTAGTAATTAGGGTTAAAAGTAAAGAAGCGTCTTGTAAGTATGGAAAAAATTCTCAATGGTGTATATCAGCAACCAAAGATATTAATAGATTCACCGGATATGGTTATTCTGAAAACAATTATATTTATTTTGTAATTGATAAAAAAGAAAAACTTGACCCTGAAGATACGTTATATAAAATGGCGATATTAATTAACAAAAAAACCAAAAAGTTTGAAGTTTGGACCGCTACAAATAAAAAATTAAGTGTAGATGAAGTAAATATTGTTAAAAAATTTATACCTGAAATATTTGAATCAATTGGTAAAAACGTGAACTTGCTTATAGATGAAGTAGATGAAGAATTTATTATACATTCTTTATACGACACTTATTCATTAAAATCTATTAAAGATTATTATAAAAGAGTAAAATTAAAATTTAATATTGACTATTCTGAGTTATGGATGACGTATCAAAAACCAAATACTAACCATTGGATTGAGGTGGATGTGGATATCAAAAATAATAACATATCATCAACATTTTATGTATCCAAAATAATAAATAATGAAGAAACAGGTGAAAGATATACCGATAATCCAATCTCTATAATAAGTATTATGAGTAATAAACAGATAACTAAATCTAATTTCATTAACTCAATTAGAAAATTGGTTACTGATTTATTTAAAAAACCTGAAGTTAAACAATTTTTTACCGATAACCCTGAAGAATACTTTTCATCGGTTAAATTATATCAAGATATAGATAAAATGGGAACTAAAAAAGTCCCTCAAGGAGCATTTATTACCGCGATTAAACTATTAAAAGATAAAGGTGAACAAAATATTACAACAATAAGAAAAATTGTTGATCCAAGATTATTAGCATCACATAATGTAAAACCATTACTTAGATCTCTTTATTCATTTGGTTTAATCACATTAGAAAAAAGAGGTAATAATGTAATGATTGTTCCTACCCCTAAATTGATAAAAACCCCTTTGGATAAACTTATTTAAATTTAATCATAAAAAAACCCAATAGAAATATTGGGTTTTAATATTATTTAATAATTTTCATCAAATTCTTCATCATCAGATAAAAAATCCTTATCATCGTCAAATGATTCATTAAAATCATCTTCCACATCTAATTCGGTTTCACCTTCAAATTCTTCTGTAATATCATACATTAATTCAATGAATTGGTCTTGGGTGATTTTGTTTTCAACAACTGTTTCATAAACAAGTAAACAAACTGTTTCAAAATCTTCACTTTTAATTTTGCTTTTTATGTCTTGTAATTTCATAATTATAGATTTTTAAGAATAAATAGTCAGTTTTATTAAAATGATATTGGATTGTTATGTTTTTTCCAATTTTTTCCGTAAGAAACCATCATAGCCGCTTTCCACTTAGATTTTGCAATTGACAAATCCAATTTTTCTTTTACAGTTTTTTTATAAATTTCAAAACTGAATTTTGATGCGTCATAACCAGTCGCTCTGTTATTAAGGATTTTTCCGTGAATATCTGTTGGGAATTGTCCGGTACCTTCAAACCTCTTATAGTTTTGTTTGTTTGTGTTTTTATTTTCCATATTGTAATTCTATTAATTTTTTTTTGAATTGTCAAATACCTTTATAATTTTAACCCACTTGTTCAACATCAACCAATTTATTAATTCTTTCCCTGATTTGGGTTAAAGTTGTTTGGTTATAAAACTGTCCATCTTCATAAATAGTTTGTAATACCCCACCTTTTTCTTCTTCTTCATTACATTGAATTTTAACAACATATTCACCATTTTCAATATGAACAGCACATCTACCTTTCAATGATTTCTTTGTCCCATCATCAGTCACCGGATCTTTATAGATATCATAACCAACTGTTCTAACTCCCCATTCAACACTTTCAGGTGTTGCTAAGAAATTTTCTTCAACCTCAAACCAAGCACCTTTTGCTGCGAAGCCTAATGTGTCGCGAGTATTATATTGGTAAGTGAATGAACCAACCCCTAATACAATATTGGTTGATGCAAATCCTTTCATTTTCAATCTTTCATAGATTTCCAATTGACGTTCTAAAGTGATTGAGTCCCCATAGATTGCTCCGATGTGTGGATCAAGAACTTTGTATCCTTGTTCGTTAATTGTCCCACCGAAAATATCCCAAAGAAGTTCTATAACACCTTTTGTAGCAGGTGTTCTTAAATAATCTTCATCTTTTTTACCATAGTTTCTACCACAAATAATATCAACAGGGTCTCCACTATCAGGACGGATTACCAACTTACCATTACGAGCCATAATTGCTTCTTTATTTTCAGGTAAATATTTGGTAATTAATTGCCACAAATCAAATGTATCTGATACAATTGAAAGAATACCATCAGGAAATTCAACCAACCAATCAGCAATCATCTGAGATTCACCAACCGTAAAAATCTTTGTGGTTGATACCGAATGTTCAGAAGCATTTACCGAATTGATACATACCTCATCTTTTGATTCATCATAGAAATAACGAGCTCCAGGGATAACTATTAAAGTATCACTACCTCTAAATGACATAGCGTGTCCCAATCCACTTGATAACATATCAAAAGGTGATAAACCTCTTGCTGAGAAATCGTGACATAAGAAAGGAATTAACCAAGCATTTGCTGGGTCTGTTTTTGATACCCATTTAGCGACATTTCTACGATATTGTAATGCGATTGTGGCTGATGTGGATGTTTTCCAAGCCAAACTTGAAATGACTGTTTCAAGATAAAGTGTAAGCCAAGCAAATCCATCAACAGTATTAATAAATGTCATATGTGGAATGTTTGGAAGAGTCTCAACCCCTTCAGGTAAGGCTTTAACTCTAATAGGTAAATAACCTAAATCGTGTAATGCTTCAAAATGAGAACCATCATAATCCATTCCAAGATATTTTGACATATCTGTTTGGAATTGGGTTGCAACATCTTTTGGTTGGTTGAAGAAATTCTCTTGGAATTCATCGTGTAACCAACGCATTGTAAGTTGGTGTCCAACTGATAATATTTTTTTAACACCTTTAGGTGCGTATTTAAGGGAACGAGGAATCCAAGTTCCGTATAATTTAGCAGTTCCTTTTGCTAACATTTTTCTGTGTCCAACTTTGTAGCCGTCAGCGTAAAATAATGTGATTGGTTTAAACATAATTTTTATTTTTTTTAATTGTTTTACAAAGATAATATAGTTTTTTAAGTACTCAAATTTTTTTTTAAAAATCGTACATTTGGGTTGTTTTAGACCCTCTGATTTTATACATAGCGAATTGTAACGTATTTAACGCCTCATTTAAACCTGCTCTATCATCAAGGTATATATTTGCATATATTTTTCCGTGATGTCCGTAAGGTAAATGAATTGGATTTTCATTAATTGAGTCAATTGACAAACCTTTAGTTTTACAATACTCTCTAATCTCATCGTGTCTATCGGGAGCACTACAAGTGAAAATTGCTATATAAGCACCTGTTTCTTTCGCTATTTTCAACACATCAATAACTTTTTCAATGTCTTTAGCATTGTCAATTGTGTGATATGGGAATATGGTTGAATCATAATCAACCGCTATTACTATTTTACCATGCTCACGCCATTCTTTTTCCAATCTATCCAAATATGGAGTAGATTCAGGGTTTTTATCAAAATATTCTTTCATTTTTTTATTTAAAATTTACAAAACCATTATTTCTTAACTCAATTGAGTAATCTAATAAGTTTCTATATGAATCGTATAATTCTTCAGAACAATACCTATAATCAAATTGAATTAGGAATAATTCATAAGCAATCATCTCAACTATTCTCGGTAATCCAGGTACGTGGGTTTCTATGAAAACATTATAAGTTTTTTCTTGTCCAATAAATTTGGCTAATGTTAAAATATCTTGTTCGAATTGTTCTTTTGTTATAATCATACCACAAAGATAATAATGTTAGTTGAATATTCCTAATTCTTTATAATCAAATACCTTAATATTTGATAAATCGTATGAATCGTATTTTGTATTCACACAATAAATTTTCTCATATAAACCCTCAAGTTCTTTATTTGGATTCTGAACAGTGATATGACTTACAGCCAAATATAACTTACCAACATTTCTTTCTTTTAACAACTTAGCCAACCCAACAAAGGTACCACCAAAAACAGATAGGTCGTCAAGAATAAGAATATCTCTACCTTCAAAGTCTTGTCTGTCAATCACCTGAGTAAGTTTATGTGTTTCCAAATCTCTTGATTTATTAGCACCATATACTTCACCTGGAAATTCAATAACGTCAGCCAATTTATTAATCCATTTATATGAACCAGCGTCTGTTGATAATAATATTGGTGTTGTTCCGATATCTTCAAGGACTTTAATAACAAACTTTGAGTTGTCAATGGCTTTGAATTTATTGATTGATATTTGTGATACGTCAGAATGTGGATGATAAACATTAACCCTTTTGAAATTACAAGAGTTGATGAAATCAGATACTAATTTAAGTTCAAACGATTCATTCTCGTGGAATCGTCTATCGTGTTGTTGTTGAAATAGACAAGGGATATTTAATACCACATCTTCAACACCGTTATAATCACAAACTTCTTTTAATGACTTAATGAAGAATAAATCTTCGTAAGTATTAATTCTTTCGGTAATAACAGGATTACTAAAATCAGTAACCTTAGCATATACACCACCATCCGGATATCTTACTTTTTCGTATCGCATCTTATTTATAATTTTTTAATTCTCTTTTGGTATCTCTTTCAATGTCTTTATATTTAATGACATCTTTTTTATCATATGTTTTACGACCTTTAGCAACCCCAATTACAATTTTAACCAATCCTTTAACAAAGATTAGTTCCAATGGAATAAGAGTGTAACCTTTAACAACAAACTTATTTCTAATTTTATTGATTTCCTTTGAGTTTAATAATAATACTTTATCTCTTGTTTCTTCAGGTGAGAATTGATTATTTTTATTAACGTATAAACCTTTAAGGATTATTGAATTGGATGTAATCACACAGAAAGGATCGGTAAAATTACATTTACCATTACGAATGGATTTAACCTCATCCCCTTTAAGAATAACACCAGCGGTGTATTGTTCTTCAATGGTGTAATTATAAAACGCTTTCCTGTTTTTCATTCAACAAATATATTATTTATTTTAATAAAACCAAATTATTTTTCGTGAAATTGATAACTTACCCTACCTTCACTAAATGGTTTATATAATTCAACCTGTTTTTTAGCGAACTCATCCTTAACGTCTTTTGATACATCACTTGAAAAAGGACAATCCATAGCCCAATTATTACCAAACCTACCCAATTTGGGATTACCAGTATCGGAAATTATTAATAAAACCTGATTAATTTGTTTCGTTTTCTTCACCCTACAAAAATATAAAACAATTACTTATTTTCCAACATATTTATCATATTTTCTATAACATCTTGATGTTCAGTTATGTCTTTCAACTTAATTGTTCCAACTGATAATCTAAACCAACCTTTATTTTCTGTTGAACCGAAGTATTCAAATGGAACTAACCCAACTTTACATTCATCAATCAAGAAATCTAACATTCCCTCTAAACTGTTAAACTTATCCATAT